CGTGATTGGGATGTAGATGAAAGCCTGTACCAGTATGACAAAGCAGATCCATTCAACAGTGAATTTGCTCCAGACGTGGGCATGGGTCGTATGACTCTACGTGCATGGAAACAGAGCTTGATACGCAGAGTCCGACAACTCAGTACAGAATTAGACCAAGCAGGTCAGCACATGGACTCAGCTGCCATGTGGGACAACATTTATAAAAAAATGAAAGCATTGAATCTAGATCCAATTGCACAAGAAATTGAGCTTGCGCACAACGAACTAGAAAAGATTCGCCGGCAAGGAGGCACACGTAGTCGTGCATTCAAACAGCTGGGCGAACAGATTGTCATGCTACAACGACTTGCCAAGGACAGAAAATGACACAAAAATTTCGAGTTACACTAGATGTGCATTGCACAAAAAAGCTGGGTAACAAAGCCGCATATCGTTTGATGGTAGCAAACGAGCTAGTGGCCGAAAGAGATTTCATTTGGGAACACGAAGAAAAATACATTCAAGAACAAATGATCTTGAATCTCAATCCAGGTACCTATGTTGTGGATCTACAGCCGTTGTCCGGCTCATTCACAGTGGACAATGTCACAGTCAATGACCGTACGTTGTCTGGACTGATAATAGAAGTGTAATAAATAACAACATATTAAGGAATGTTATGAGAAGCAGTGAATTTGTAAAAGACGCCAAGTTGGCTGAAAATGCCACTGGTGGTGCAACAGGATCTGCTGCCGTAGCCACAACACCTGGTGCCAAGACTAGTGAAGCAGGCAGTTTGTTTGGTGGCACATACCAACAACGAAATAACCCGTTCCGTAAAAAAGGTAAGAAAAAATGAGTGATATGAAAAAACTACTTGAGAGCATGACCCGGTTCTCAAACGACCCTGCACAAAAGCCCGGTGACCAAGTTCGCGGCACTGATCAAGCCACACACGAGAATCCATTCAAGCATCGCTTGGTGGGTGAAACCGAAGAGTATTGCGATGATGAACTCAGAGAATCACTCATGCAAGAGTATCAGTACTTTGTAAAAGAAGCTCCTGCTGTGGCGGCTAATGTTGCTGCCACCAGCCCAACTCCTGCACAAACTCCTCCAGGTGGCGCACCAGGACCAGGCGGCACAGCCGCTCCTGCAGGTACTGCACCTGCTGTTCCGGGACAAGCACCCAAGCCAGGACAACCTGCCGCTCCTGCTGTGCCAGGACAAGCACCCAAACCAGGACAACCAGTGCCTGCAGGTACTGCCCCAACAGGCGCTGCCGGTACAGCAACACCACCGGTCAACCCTGCACAGATCAAAAAAGACACTGACGCACTCACAGCATTACTCAACAATCCTGCTCATCCAATGAATGCACAGCTACAAGCGTTGATTAAAAAAGCTGGTAGCATACCCAAATAAGGATTTAGAAATGTTTGTTAATGAATTGTTCAGCAAGAAAAAACCCGAGCCAGCAAAGCCACGCAACTTTGTGGCCAAGAATGCCAAGATGGGCGGTGCTGGTGCGCACAAAGATAAAAAGAAAGCTGACAAGCAAGGCGATGCTAAACACAAAAAAGATCCAGCAGGCGATCTAGCTGAAAGCAACCGTGGATACGAGCCAGGCTTTGCTAGTTCTTCTGCGCCGGCATTGGGAGGCAAGGCAGGATTCAAACGTGCTGAACTACAACACGAACTGGGCCACGAGCAAAACAACATTGCCATCGCCATCAACAGTAAAACATGGAAAGTAATTCCAGGCCGGGGTTATGCCGACAGCAAAGAAGAGTGGAGTTATCTAAACAACATGAAGGACTGGGCGGCCAAGAAGTCTGCCAGTTCAGGCAAGAAATGGTCAGTGCATCTAACAGGTGCACCAGTCACAGTAGACGAAGCCAAACTGCCAACCCAAGACAAAGAAAATCGTTTCAAAGCCATACACCAAAGAGATCAGCAACAAGATCAATTGACAAGTCAGGCAATGAATAATATCAATGACACAAACGAAGGTGTTGCGGAAGGCATAAATGAATTTGCACCGCCTGGTGGCGATGATGACAATGATGGATTCAGCGACGAAACGCTAAAACGTTTGGCCGCACAATGGTACAACGGTGACGAAGATCCTAGAGTAGAAAAAACACTGATGGCCGCAGGGTGGGAAATTGGCCAAGATGAAGGCTACGATGATGAGCCCGGCGTGTTTGTTGTACAAGCAGGTGATGTAAACGGCAACAGTTACATGAGTTGGCCGGCACATGAACTACAGGGTGTGAACGAAGGCAAAAAAAGACCAGACACATATCACATTGTGAACAAAGACGGTAAACCGGCAAACCTAGCCAGTTATGCTGATAAAGAAAGTGCTGTTAAAGACCGTGATGCCAAACATCAGGGCGCTGAAGTTAGACAACTTGGCCCAAGAGGCAAAGTCAAAGGTGTGGCGGAAGGTGGCTTAGAAGCAAACACACCCGACCCAGTTGTAGTAATACAAGATCTAAAAGGTAAAATTTTAGACAAAGTAAACTTATCCGTGGCTGCACAAAAATATAAACTAGGCAATCCGCAAGATATAAAGAAACAATTGGCACATCAAAATTATACCACTATTGGAAATTATGTTGTGGTTGCTCCAATGTCCGGCCAGCCACAAGATGCCACAACGCAAGGTGTGGCGGAAGGCATGCCAGCTGATAATGACATGGGTGCTACGCCGAGTGGTGCTAAAATGACACTAGGTCAATGGAAACAAATGTGGATGAAGAAAATGCCAAACGCCGACTTTGCCGCAATGTTTAGATCACCTCCTAATATGCAAGGCAGTGCTATAGCATACTTTGATGGTTGGATGAACAATCCGGATGCTAGATGGGATCCACAACAAGGTGTGGCGGAAGTTGCGCCACCAGGTGCCAAAGCCGAACGCATGGTCAAGCATATCAAAAAAGGCTATGCCAAAGACGGCAAGATAACACCTAAAGAAAAATCCATTGCGTATGCAACAGCATGGAAAGCGCACAACAAAGAGATCAACGAAGAAATTGAAATTCGAATCATTGAAATGCGTATGAACGGATATGAGCTCTAAGCTATACAAACAGATAGAAACACAATGCACATGGTGGGACATGTACGGACGTATCATGCCCACTGCGTCTATCATTCTAATACTAATTCTATATCTAATAAATGGTAGTTTTTATCAAAGCATCCTGTACACAGGAATCACTGCGTTTGCCATCACCATGGCAGTATGGTGGTTCTGGGCTGTGCGTAGCATTGGCGCACTGGCCCAAAGCAACTGGTTATTGCACAAGCACACAGAAGAAATAGTAACTGAGCTCAAGCATGCTCGGCGTGACCTTCAAGAAATACGTAATCAAGAACTGCCACAACCAAGTGATGCCTAACGTATATTGTACCAGCCCCTGGACCGGATTATTCATTCACACTGACGGCAAAGTCAAAAGTTGCTGTGCAGGCACTTGGGAATGGGGCGACCTAAACACCACACCTCTCACTGATATTCTTAAAGATCCTCGAGTGATCGAAATCAAGCAACAAATGCTTGATGGTGAAATTCCTGCATACTGTACCTACTGCAAAGATGCAGAAAACACATCAGGATCAAGTCAGCGACAGTACTTTGATCAATTGATTCCAGAAGACGCCACGCTGTCTGATCCTGCTGAGTTTGAATTGCAAACAGTAGATATTCGCTGGAACACACTATGCAATCTCAAATGCGTATACTGTGACGAACGCTGGAGCACCACCTGGCAACAGGCCAAAAACATTCCGCTCCGACCCATGTACTTTGACTACTACACCACAGTGTTGAATTACATACAACAAAATGCCGCTACCATGAAAAGCGCCATGTTGGCCGGCGGTGAGCCATTGCTACACAAACAAAACATTAGATTATTGGAAGAACTAGATCAGTCTGTCACAGTTGATCTTATAACCAACCTTAGTGTGCCACTGGAACAATCTCCTGTGTTTGATGTCTTAAAAAATCGCACCAATGTGCGCTGGCATGTGAGTATGGACAATGTAGGCCCGCAGTTTGAATACGTGCGCAACGGCGCTGACTGGAAACAAATCAAAGCCAATATAGTGACTCTTAGACGCATACCCGGACACTTGGTAACTGTGTTCCCTGTGTTCAACATCTACACTGTGACCAATTTAGTAGACTACTACAACTATGCACGAGCCGCTCGGGTGAACATACACTGGCAAAAACTACAGTATCCAGCAAACTTAAATGTAAGCAATTTCAGTGAACCAGTGCGCCAACTTGCACGTGAAAAAATACAACAAGTACTAGACAATCCTGTAATGGTTGGCTATATACACGGTGATGAATTCTTGCAACATTTAGAAAAACAACTGACCATTGCCCCAGCAAAAGAACTTGATCTTGAGTTCCGTAAATGGACTGTGGAATACGAAACAAAATACTCAACTGGCAAATTTAGAGAACTCTGGCCCGAGTTGGATTCAGTTATAAAGAAATAAATACAACACTATGGACAAGTTAAACAAAGCACTCAAAATAGCATTTGCCAGTGAATTCAGTTTTTATCTGAAAGCGCACAACTTTCACTGGAATGTTACAGGGCCCATGTTCCCACAACTGCACGACCTTTTTGGTACTGTGTACGAAGAAGTATACGGCAGCATTGATGCATTTGCAGAAAACATTCGCAAATGCGGCGCATTTGTTCCAGCAAGCTACAGCCGTTTTAGCATGCTCACACAAATCGAAGACGAAACAAATATTCCCGATGACCGCGGCATGGTTGCTGAACTGTTACAAGACAGCGACAAAATGGTCAAGATATTGAAGCTGTGCTTTGATATGGCAACTGCTGTGGGTGAAGAAGGCCTGGCTGATTTCTTGGCCGAACGCATGGATGCACACCGCAAGCATTCATGGCAACTTCGTGCCACACTGGGATAAAAGAACACACCTACCTTAGGACCGTGTGGCCCGGCTGCTGGGCAGGCTGAACGATTCGCTACCGTGATGCTTGAAGTGAGCACTTTTTCCTGGTAAATACTAAACAGGAAAACAAATGATCTCCACAGAGTACCGTCAACTACTAGAACGCACCCATGCAAAAAAGCCCTGGGGTATTGCATCACTGAATGAGATTGATCATATTGTTTTGCTTGTGACCCGATTCCAAATTACGCATGTACTAGACTATGGCGCTGGTCAGCAGACCTTGGCTAGAGAATTACCAAAGTTAATTCCAGACCTGATTGTTAACAGTTATGATCCCGGAATTCCGGCTATTGCAAACACCCCTGAGCCTGCACCATTTGTTTGTTGCATTGACGTGCTTGAACATGTGGAGCCTGAATACATAGATCAAGTGCTGGATGATTTACAGAGAGTCATATCCGATATAGGATATTTTACTGTATGTGATGTTCCTGCAACAAAAATCCTAATGGATGGCAGAAACGCACATCTTATTATTCAACCCGTTGAATGGTGGCAAGAAAAAATAAAATCAAGGTTTGACATTGTTGATCAAAAGGGTAGAAAATTTATTGTGAGAAAGAAATGAAAATTTACATCGGGTACGACAGCAGAGAATCCATTGCCTACGAGGTATGTCGTTACAGCATACTCAAACACAACCCTTCCCACGAAATTGTTCCTATCAATAAGAAATTGTTAGATCGATCAAACGACGGTAGCACCGAATTTACCTACACACGATTCTTAGTTCCGTACCTGAACAACTACAAAGGTCATGCATTGTTCTGTGACTGTGATTTTTTGTGGTTAAGTGACCCAGCAGAAATGCTTAAAGAATTTGACGTTAGAGTCAATGCTGTGGCAGTGGTCAAACATGCAGAGTACCAACCACACACCGCAACTAAAATGGATGGTGTGCCACAATCAACTTACCCAAGAAAGAACTGGAGTAGTCTTGTGTGGTGGAACTGTGCTCACCCAAGTCACAAAGCACTGACTCCTTACACCGTGAACACTGCTGACGCAAGTTACCTACACCAATTTCAGTGGCTGGTTGATGCTGAAATGGCAGCACTGCCAATCGAATACAACTGGTTGGTAGACTACTACACACATGGCTGGCCCAAAGGCGTACACTTTACAGACGGCGGCCCATGGTTTGAAGAATACAAAAATTGCAACTACTCTGATGCCTGGAGAGAATACCATGAGGAATATCAAAATACAAAATGAACGAAATTACATACACACTGATTGCCACACACATTACCATTGTGTGCGTCACACTATATCTACACCGTAGCCAAGCACATCGTGCAGTGACATTCCATCCAGCACTGGCGCACTTCATGCGCTTCTGGCTGTGGCTCACAACCGGCATGGTTACTAAACAATGGGTGGCCATACATCGCAAACATCACCAATACTCAGACAAAGACGGCGATCCACATTCACCGCATGTGTTTGGTATATGGCAGGTATTCACAAGAGGAGCACAGTTATATCATGCGGCATCAAAAGATAAAGATATGGTTAATACATACGGTGTTGGTACTCCTGCTGATTGGATGGAGCTTCACATATACACTGCTCACTCTAGACTTGGCATTGGCATTCTCCTTTTGCTCAACACCTTGATATTTGGCTGGTGGGGCCCACTAATATGGGGCATACAAATGATCTGGATCCCGTTCTGGGCCGCGGGTGTAATCAACGGCCTTGGTCACTGGTGGGGGTATCGCAATGGACAAACTCGAGACCAAAGTAGAAATCTGGGTCCTGTTGGCATTGTGGTCGGCGGCGAAGAGCTTCACAACAATCATCATCTGGATCCTGCTAGTGCAAGGCTAAGCAGGCGCTGGTTTGAATTTGACATAGGCTGGATGTATATCAAATTATTTGAAATGGTAAGATTAGCAAAACTACGTGTTGCTAATTGACAAAACAAACTGTATAATAAATCAACTGGAGGAATTTATATGACATCACCACGTATGTTCAGCGGCGATCAAAAGCTGAAACTAACACAACTCATCAACGAAGGCATGCAGGTCATGCAAGAAGTCGAAACACTCAATGAAGGTCTCAACGACACAATCAAGGCCATTGCCGAAGAACTAGAAATCAAACCCGCGGTGCTTAAAAAGGCTGTGCGTATTGCGCACAAGGCCGAACTAGGCAAAGCCAATGCAGACCACGACGAGCTCAACACTATCCTTGAGACTGTGGGCAAGACTCTTTGATGGATCAAATAAGCAATACTGTTGTTGGAATATACAACTGGGCCAAGGAAGATTTTGAAAAATGGCCGTTAAGGTTCTTTATGGAAATCACAGCCTGGTTCATGAGTATTGTCTGTGCTGTGTGGATGGGGTTAACATTGCCCAATCCGCCATTCCTAATCTTGTATCCGTTGTTTATTACACAATGTGCTATTTTTGGCTGGGCCGCTTGGACACGCAAAAGTACTGGCATGGTAGCTAATTATCTATTGTTGGTTACTATCGATATCCTTGCTTTAATTCGACTAACAATGCAATGAAAGTTTTGATCTGTGGAGATAGTTTTGCAGCCGACTGGAGTATAAAGTATCCAGAACGTTTGGGCTGGTGCAACTGGTTGTCTGACTATCACTCAGTGACCAATGTTGCCCAAGCCGGAGCAGGCGAGTACAAGATACTCAAACAAATCCAGTCAACGGATCTCAACAAGTTTGATGCTGTGATTGTGTCGCATGCCAGCCCAAATCGTTTGTACTGCACAGTTCACCCTGTTCACAACAACGATGTGTTACACCATAACGCAGATTTGATTTATGCTGATATCAAAGATCATGCCGCGACCAATGCAGATGCAGACATTGCGGCTAAATTTTATGAGCGTTATTTTGATTTTGACTATCAACGGGACATAGCGAACTTGTGTTGTTGGGAGATTTTAAGTATACTAAGCAATTACACTCACTTGAATCAGTTTCACATTGAGAACTATGCTACCAAACACAAGTACAACATGTTACCCGACTCATTTAACATTAACGATTTACTAAAAAAACATCATGGTAATACTGGTCACTTGGACAAAACAGGAAACACAAAACTATATAAAGTCATCACAAAATGGCTTGACGAACTGGAATAAGTATTTTACGGATCGCTCACGTTACGAGCATGTAGAGTGTGTGTGAGCTCAAAGTCGCACAAAAGGAGAAATTATGAGTTATGTAGACGCTCTATTCGAGCGAGATAAAGATCGTATCCACATTGTGGAACGTGTGGATGGCAAGAGAGAATACAGAGAGTTTCCGGCCAATTACATTTTTTACTACGATGATCCCCGTGGTAAATTCCGTACCATATACGGCACACCAGTAAGCCGTTTCAACACCCGTAATAGCAAAGAGTATCACAAGGAACTGCGTGTGAACTCGGGCAAGCGCATCTGGGAAAGTGATATCAATCCTGTGTTTCGTTGCCTAGAAGAAAACTATCTAGGTGCAACATCGCCCAAACTGCAAACAGCGTTTTTTGACATTGAGGTAGACTTTGATCCACTACGAGGATTCAGCAAGCCCGAAGATCCATTCAATGCTATCACTGCAATCTCTGTGTACTTGGATTGGCTGGACAAACTGGTCACACTGGTACTGCCACCCAAGAGCATGAGTTGGGAAACTGCGCAAGAAATTGCCGCCAAGTTTGACAACTGCTTTTTGTTTGATCGTGAAGGCGATCTACTAGATACATTCTTGAATCTAATTGACGATGCTGACATCCTAAGCGGCTGGAACTCAGAAGGCTTCGACATTCCCTACACAGTCATGCGTATCAATCGTGTGCTCAGCAAAGACGACACACGTAGATTCTGTTTGTGGAATCAATTGCCCAAGCAACGTACCTTTGAACGTTTTGGCGCAGAAAACCTAACGTTTGACTTGATTGGTCGTGTGCATCTTGACTACATGCAACTGTATCGCAAGTACACATACGAAGAGCGTCATAGTTATAGTCTGGATGCTATTGCCGAACATGAACTGGGCGAACGCAAAACACAATACGAAGGCACACTAGATCAGTTGTACAACAAAGACTTTGAAACCTTTGTTGAATACAACCGCCAAGATACCATGCTGTTGAGTCGGCTGGATAAGAAACTACGGTTCTTGGACCTGGCCAATGAACTGGCACATGACAACACTGTGCTACTGCAAACCACCATGGGTGCTGTGGCAGTTACCGAGCAAGCTATCATTAACGAGGCCCATCAATTGGGCATGATTGTACCTAACCGAAAGGGTAAAGATGAACACGGTGATACACAAGCGGCAGGTGCCTATGTTGCTTTCCCCAAAAAAGGAATGCACGACTGGGTTGGTGCTATTGACATCAACTCGCTCTATCCCAGTGCTATTAGGGCCTGCAACATGGGCCCAGAGACCATTGTTGGACAGTTGCGACAAACAATGACAGACCACTACATCAAGGAAAAAATGGCCGCAGGGTCAAGTTTCGCTGATGCTTGGGAAAATATGTTTGGTAGTTTGGAATACACCGCAGTGATGAACTGTGAGCCTGGTACAGAAATTACCATTGACTGGGAGTCAGGTGATGCCACTGTACACTCAGCGGCTGACGTTTGGAAGCTGGTGTTTGATAGTAGGCAACCATGGATCCTTACTGCCAATGGTACTATCATGACCTACGAGAAAAAAGGTATCATACCTGGCTTGTTGGAACGTTGGTATGCAGAACGTAAAGAACTACAGGCAAAAAAGAAAGATGCCGAAACTCCTGAAGACAAGGCGTTTTGGGACAAACGACAATTGGTCAAGAAGATTAACCTGAACAGTTTGTATGGAGCAATTCTCAACCCAGGTTGCCGTTTCTTTGACAAGCGTATTGGGCAGTCAACTACCTTAACAGGACGTATCATTGCACGACACATGGACGCATACATCAATGAATGTGTGTTTGGCGAGTACGATCACGTGGGCCAGGCAATCATCTATGGTGACACTGACTCTGCTTACTTCTCCGCTTGGCCGGCGATCAAGGAAGATGTTGAAGCAGGTCGCATGGAATGGAACAAAGAAATCTGTGCGCAACTGTACGACAACATTGCAGATCAAGTGAATGCCAGCTTTCCAGCATTCATGGAAAAGGCCTGTCACTGTCCACGCGGCATGGGCGAGCTGATCAAAGGCGGCCGAGAACTGGTTGCTGAAAAAAGTTTGTTTATCAAGAAGAAACGCTATGCACTGTTGATCTATGATCTAGAAGGCAACAGACTGGACACACACGGTAAACCAGGCAAGGTCAAGGCCATGGGTCTAGACTTGAAGCGTTCAGACACTCCTAGGGTTGTGCAAGACTTTTTGAGTGAGCTGTTGTTGGATGTGCTCACAGGTGGGCAAAAGGAAGGTATCTACGACAAGGTGCGTGACTTCAAGATTGCATTCCAGCAACGCCCAGCTTGGGAGAAAGGCACGCCCAAACGTGTGAACAACTTAACCAAGTACTCAGCCGAAGAAGCACGACTGGGCAAAGCCAACATGCCAGGCCATGTACGTGCGGCCATGAACTGGAACAACCTCAAGCGCATGCACGGAGACAACTACAGTCAAAGCATTGTTGACGGTATGAAAACTATTGTGTGCAAGCTCAAAGACAATCCCCTGGGCTATACGTCTGTGGGGTATCCAACAGATGAAACGCATATTCCTGCTTGGTTCAAAGAACTACCATTTGATGATGCACTGATGGAAACAACCATTGTGGATCAAAAGGTAGAAAACTTGTTGGGTGTGTTGGACTGGAAAATTCCAGAGAACACAGATATCGCAACCACGTTTGACAGTTTGTTCAGCTGGGAGTAACTGTGTTTCAGAGTCTAGCACAAATGCGCCTTGGACTGATACGGGCACTGGAAGACCACCCAGGTCATCTTTCTGTTCAGTACCTAGACCGACTAACTGAACTGGATTTTTCCAAGCGGCCAGTTGAACTTGATGGCCTCAAAGAAACACTGCTTGATAACTATCAAAGTGTTAACACCACAGTGGTTAAAAGTTACAAATTGCTAGAGGCCGCACTTAGCAAAGTAGAAGATCAAATGGATGCCACTGCCAGTGCAGAGAATCTGATTAGTCGTCGATACTGGGAAGATCGCATGAGGTGTAACTATGCTTTTTACAAAGAAAGCAGGGTGGTGCCTTTTTCGCCAGCACAACTACCATTGGTAACACACTCCATAATCAACAATGTTCCTAACTTTGTACCTGTGCTGTGTCTGGGGCCAAGTCCCGATCATTACAAATTTGTAGAAACCGTTGCTACCACAGGCAATATATTCTACGGAGCACATTTCTATCAACAAGCACTAGACGATGTACGTGCAATGTTTCCTGAGCCTCATCAACATAAACTACGAATGTACTATGTTGGCAACGAAGACAACGAAATAGGATTGCATTCTATCTTGCCGTCTGAAACGTTTGGATTTATATTTTCGTGGAACCTGTTTAATTACTTGTCAAAGGCAGTTGCACATGAATGGATCAACCAGGCATCGTTGCTGTTGCGGCAAGGCGGCAAGTTCATGTTCTCATACAACAATGCACATGATCCGGTCAATGCCGACTGGCTGGACAAAGGCAAAACAACATATATGACTCCAAAGATCATACGAGACATTGCCAATAAGAATGCATTGCAAGTGCATGAGTTTGGTTCGGACCAACACTATCATTGGGCTATCCTAAAAAAAGCCGGCGGCATTGACTGTCGACTAGAATCTCATGAACGTGGACTAATAAAAGACAAGAAGCCTGTTGACAGGTCTAAATAAATCATCTATACTACTAATCATTACAGGAGAAACTATGAAAGACTATCTACAAGATATCGTACAACACACACATGGACTGGGTATCATTGATCTGGTTAAAATCACAGGCGATGCAAACGGCACAGAAATTGATGCCATTGCAGAAGACCGCAGTGTGATTGTAAAAGCCAAACTCAAGAATCCAGTTCCGGAGTTTGTTGGTACGTTTGGTATGCCCAACCTAGGCAAGCTAAACACTATTCTGAACATTCCAGAATACAAAGAAGATGCCAAACTAAGCATTACCACACAAGACAAGAATGGTGTTACTGTTCCTGTTGGCATTCACTTTGAAAACAAAGGCGGAGACTTCAAGAACGACTATCGCTTTATGACCAGCGAAGTGATCAACGACAAGCTCAAGAGCGTTAAGTTCAAAGGTGTCAAGTGGAATGTGGAAGTTGTGCCAATGGTGCCCAGCATTCTAAAGATGAAGTTCCAGGCCAGTGCCAACAGTGAAGAAACTACATTTATTGCCAAGGTCGAAGACAATAAACTAAAGTTCTTCTTTGGCGACCACAGCTCACACGCAGGTAACTTTGTGTTCCAAGATGGTGTGACAGGTACACTGGGCAAGGCATGGAACTGGCCAGTGGGTGCAGTGATTGCTATCCTGAGCTTGCCAGGTGACAAGGAACTGAAGTTCAGCGATGAAGGTGCCGCAATGATCAAGGTTGATTCTGGCATTGCTACATATGATTACATTTTGCCCGCACAGAGCAAGTAATCAATGTCCAACAGCCGCAACACATCAGAAGACGCAGTCGCACAAGTTGGCAACCGCTTTGATTTGGTTTTAATCATGTCAAAGCGTGTTCGAGAACTCAAAGCTGGGCATAGAGCCAAAGTAACAGATGCAGGCGGTATCACTGCCACTGCACAAATGGAAGTAGAAAAAGGCCTTGTAGGTCGTGAATATCTCAAGAAAATAAAATGATCAAAGGTCTTCAAGGTTCTGCACACGTGGTAGTCAATGGTGGTAATACCAGTGTTCCGTTTGTTAACTCAAATTCAAACAACCCCATGCAAGGTATGATTCGTGTTAACGGAACAGACATGCAGGTATTTGACGGAAGCAGTTGGATAGGTATGAACACTAGTTATGCCACTGTTGCATTGGGTCCTACCACAGAAGAAGCAATTGACTGGGTGCGGCGCAAGATGCAAGAAGAAAAAGATCTACACGAACGTATGAAGAAACATCCTGGGCTCAAACAAGCCTGGGAGCAGTTTCACATCATGGATGCACTAACAATGGAAGAAGAAAAACATGACACAGGAGTCCAAAGTGGACCTTGAGCAAGACGATCTCACAGCCAAGCAAAAAGACTATGCTGTGTTTTTGCCTGCCATCTCAGGGTTCTATGCCACATACATAGGCAAACAACGTGATCCAGTAAAAGGTCCGTATGTGGAGCCTGCACGTATGCCCGCAGGCATTCCAGACATGGAACAGATGAACTGGCTCAACAAAGCCAAGGGCATGTTTCCATACAAGTGGAGTCTGTATTCTGGTGGTCATGCCAACTTGGATCTAACCAAGCAGGACTGGTCGGAGGACATGGTTCGTAGTCGTGAACCAGGTACATTCATGCTGGGCGACTCAGGTGGGTTCCAGATTGCCAAGGGCTTGTGGGAAGGTGACTGGAAGGCCAACTCAGGATGCCCCAAAGCACAGAAAAAGCGTGAAGCTATTCTCAAATGGCTAGATGGCATTGCTGACTACTCAATGACCTTGGATATTCCAACCTGGGTCATCCATGATAAAAAAGCATCAGCGGCTTGTCAGATTACCACACTGCAACAAGCAGTGGATGCCACCAAGTACAACAACGAGTACTTTATGAAGCACCGCAAGGGTGTGAAGAATGGCGGTACCAAGATCCTAAACGTGTTGCAGGGTGACAATCATACCTCAGCAGAGTCTTGGTATCAGATCATGAAAGACTACTGTGATCCTGTGAAGTATCCAGACACACACTTTGACGGTTGGTCCATGGGCGGACAAAACATGTGCGATGTACACCTGGTGTTGAAACGTCTGGTGGCATTGCGTTATGATAATTTACTACAAGAAGGTGTACACGACTGGATGCACTTCTTGGGTACATCAAAGTTGGAATGGGCTGTGCTACTCACCGTGATTCAAAGGGCTGTTAGAAAGTATGTGAATCCCAACTTTACTATTTCCTTTGATTGTGCCAGCCCATTCCTCGCCACAGCCAACGGGCAGGTGTATCATCACATTGACTTGCCACATGATGACAAATGGTGCTATAGAATGAGCCCTAGTGCAGACGACAAAAAGTATTCGTTGGACACACGAAGCTATAGAGATGCTACCATGCAGGATGGCTATTGGAATCACTTTGACGAAAGTCCTGTGAGCAAGCATCTACAGATCAAAGACATCTGTGTGTACAAGCCAGGCGATCTAAACAAGATTGGCAAAGAAGGCAAGACATCGTGGGACAGTTTTTCATATGCATTGCTCATGGGCCATAATGTTTGGATGCACATTGAAGCAGTACAACGTGCCAATCGTGAGTTTGACTCTGGCGCACACCCTGCCATGATGCGACATGATGGCGGCGACTATGAATTCTTTGAGGACATTGTGGAACGTATCTTTGCCGCGCCGGACCGTGCTCCAAAAGAGAAAAAGGAGAAACCGGTAGTAGTA